TATTCCATAGGTACATACAGCAACCAACACGTCTTCTGCATAAGCACCGAAAGAGTATTTAAGTTGTGGTTTTCTGCCTGAATAGTGTAAAGGCAATAAGAAAGACGTAGCATCTTTATTGCTTATTTCTCTGTATTCAAGACTAGTCATTCCTTATCTCCCTCTTCATCGTTCTCTTCTATATACTCCTGTACAATATTCTCGTCCAGATAGTCTTGAAAGGTTGGCTTGTAGTCCTCTTCTATTCTCTTCTCTAAGGCTTCCTTTACATCTTCCATACCTTTTGGCACATCAATTATAATCTTCATTCCTTATCTCCCTCTTCATCAGTTAAGTCTACCATCTCACATACGTTACCGGTACAAGCTAACGTCTTGGTGCTGGTTGTTGTGTCTGTCAACTCGTACTGACTAATCAGTGACCAGTCTACAGACTTTGGCATCTCTCTAAGCAGTGCCTTGTACGTCTCCTTACTACAGTCCTCGTAAGGTGCTTGTTGGTACGTGTGGTCTGAGTGTGGTAAGAAAGACACACCACTTACCTCGTCAAAGTGTTTGTACACCCACGCACCTACTTCCATCCACTCGTGTTCTTTAACAGACACGGTTACAGATGGCTTGTGTTCACAGTAATGTCTCTGGTACGTAAGCCATAGCTCCAATTGCTCCAGTGCTGTCCTGTCATCTCTAAGCACAGCGCCTTTAGGTGCTTCCATAGGGAACGTGAACACCTTCACACTATCTGGTTTGGTAACATCAGGCTCACAAGGTATGCCTTGGTCTTCCATCAGCTGTGCGATAGGGTCTTTAGCATCAGCTCTAACCCTACGTAGGTAATAATCATTATGTCTAGCGTGAATACCTGAGGCTGAGTCTACCAGCTGACTGACTGTACCACTAGGCTTGATAGCTGTTGTAGCTGTAGCCTGTTGGATACCTAGTTTACTTGACCACTTCTTATTAGTAGCTACTGTTGTGTTCTTCAGTATCACTAGGAAGCTATCAAGTTTATCTGAGCTGGTGTTCATAAACTTGTTGTCCATAATACCTGTAAGGCTGACACCTAGCAGTGCCTCTTCCTCTGTGTTATGCTTCCATTTGGCCCGTAGTCTCTTTATATCAGTCAAAGATGCTTGGAAGGTACCTAACACAGTGGCTAGCCTAATCTTCTCTCTAAGCGTATCCTCCGTATCCTCAGCACGTACCACACATTCCGTAAGGTTACAGAACTGACCGTCTCTTAGTATGATTTCACTACAAGGGTTGCACCCAAACTGGTGATTAGTATCTCTCCTACCTAGGGATGCTACCTGTCTCACTGCTGCATCTCTATTAAAGATACCACGTTCACCTGACTTAGATTCATATAGAGCTAACCACTCCTGCATAAAGCTATTCATATCAGGCTTCTCTGTGTAGCATACACTGTTGTTACTTAGTGCCATCTCAGGTGTGTCCTGCCACCACTGACCTGACTTAGCGTGACGCATACGGTCATCAGTAAGGTTAGACAAACTGATAAGGGCTGAACGTCTTACGCCACCCACCACTACAATCTCTGCTATCTTACACATCATACGGTGACACTCATAGCTTGTAAGCTTACGTCCTGATGCGTTAGAGAACATACTAACTGAGAACCTAAACAAATCCTCTAAAGGCTCAGGCCCACTGGCTCTACCTCCGAACGTGCTTAGTCGTGCACCCTTTGGGCGTACATTAGACACATCCCATAGTGGTATCTCTCCATTATATAAATAACTTATCAGTCTCCTGTATGCTGCTTGCCAGCCTTCTTTAGAATCCTTAACAACAATAGTATCGTCAACATCTTCAACCTCTTGTGGTACTTCTGGTAAATTAGTAATGTGCTGTCTCTCTACGCTGAAGCCCACACCTGTGCCGTGCATCAGGATGTATAGACACTCGTCAAATGCTTTGGGATGGTCAACACTTAGGTACGCACAGTTATAACCAGCGATGTGGTTCTTCTCTAGTGCTGGTCCTGCTGTCATTAACGCTCTCATACTAGGCATAATGTCTAGGTTAAGAACTGCTTGCTCTAGTTCCTTGCGTGTAGTAGGTGTAAGCGTGTACTCAGTGTTCTCACTAAGGTGCTTATCCATAAAGTCAAAGTAACGTGCTACTGTCTCTGACCAGTTCTCTCTTCTGTTCTTCTCCGGTAGCCATCGAGCATAGCGGCTTAGGGCTATGAAGTTTTGGTAATCTGTTGGTAGGTTGTTCATTTCTTTCCTTTTATAAATTCAATTTCAATCATAGGCTCGCCGTTCTCGTCTGTGTACTGGTAGTACACAAGCTCCCCTCTGTTGTGTTGTGCTATAGCATCGAGCAAGCCTTCTCTGTATGCTGTCCTATAAGTCCAGTAGTTAAATGCCGCACCTAAAGCAACCCAAGCTAAACTAATTAGTATGTATTCCATCCGCTTTCCTCAAAATCCTCTAAGAATCTGTCTCTCTTCTCAATCAAACGCTTTTCAAAAGCATTAAGAAGCTCCTCTGGTTCAAGCTCAAGCTCCTCACATATGAGACACACATCATATGTGGAAGCTATAAACTCTTTTAGTTCAGGCAGTTGCTTCAAAAGCTACCACCTATGTTATCAACATAGTAACTAGTAATCTTACCAGTCTGTCTAGCACTTATGGAATCATAACAGTGTTCTTTATAACCACAAAAGGCACAGTTCATGCACAACCTCTCCTCGCCTGTCTTCTTACTGAACGTGGTAGCATTAGCAATCCTCATGGGTGGTGTGTCTGACTCCATCTTGTCTTTAAGTTGTAGTATGTGTTGGTCAACACTACGGTCAAGCTCTTGCTTACATAACTTAAGGGTTGACTTGTTCTTGTTAAGTGCTAAGAAGTAGCCTGACTCCCTGTTGTCTGTCTTACCATACGCACTAAGTTGTTTTACATAACCGAAAGCATCGTCTTTAATACCATCCGCTGCAAACTTATTGTCCCAGCTCCATGCACTTGCTGTCTTAATGTCTACTAGTTCACCATCAATAGTGCAGTCCTGCGAACCTAGGATGCCCTCAACCTCGTGCTTCTTCTGTTGCTCTGTCACCTCGTGACCAGCTAACTTAACAAGTGCAACAAGTATAGCCTCGAGCACGTGACCCTGCAAGAATGTAAGGTATACACTGCCTTCTATTTCCTCAGCCTCGTAGCCCTTTACATTGTACCACTGAGCACGTTCACACCTGCCTATGCCAGACATACGTAGCTTACGCTTGTCTTCATATGGCTCGAACGCCTGCACCATTGCTTCTTCCACTTCTTTTCCTGCTTGTGCAGCGATGGTCTTTAGGTCTCCGGAATAATCCTTTGTCTTTAGAACATCATATACATCCTGTACTACTGTGTTAATTGTCTTCATCTTCTTCCTCTCTTATTGTAATCTCTATCAAACGGTTCAAATACCATTGTGCTTTCTTTAGGTCTTCTAATCCGTTCTTAAACTTATACCTTGTTATGTATTTTATCACATTCCCTTCATGGTAACTTAGTTGCTTTGCTTCTATGTATTCAATGCAACTTGCACCACCTTGGTTGTAATGGTCGGGGTTAATGTTATCCTTCATGCCTAGCCTCATAATACCCAGTAGCCCACATTATGTGTTGCTTGCGACCGCTCCTCCCTTTTAATTTCCTGTCATCTATTTTTATAAGTCCCTTGTCTTTTAAGGCTCTGTACCTTGCGGTCACCGAACTGTAACTGTAATCAGAAAGCTCTTCTCTAACATCATCAGATATACAACCTTCCTTTCTATGCTTTGATATTACACTTAGCACAATATCCTCCATTTTTGTTACATCTCCTAATGAATAAGCAGCTTCCTTGCTTGTGTCAGTACCATCAGCCCTATATAGTTTTCTAGTGTGTTCCATCCCAGCTCCTCGCTATTTTATACTCTCCAGTTATTGGACAGTTTAGTTTGTAATAATCAGTAGTACTTTCCATTGCTTCAACAACCAACTTACCTATGGCATCTGCATCCTCGGGGTCACACTCTATTTGTATCTCATCGTGTATGACACCAAGTTGCTTGTACTCTAGGTGCGTGGCTATGCTATGAAATATAACCCAAGCACGCTTAGCTATAATACTACCAGCACTTTGTAATAAGAAGTTAAGTGCTGAGTGAGGACTGCGTACATAAACCTTACGCCCATCAAGTGTATTGATATGTCCTCTCTTAGCTGCATACTCAACTCCCTTCCTTAACTTTGCAAGAGCAGGTGTGTTAGCTAGGAAAGCTTCCTTAACTTCTGCACCTTCCTCCTTTCCACCGCCCACAATACCACCAATAAGAACATCCCCACCTCCATAAAGGTAAGCGTAGATGAACCGCTTGGCCTCGTCTCTTGTTGCTAACCCTGCTGCTGCTTGGTTTGCTGTATGGATGTCACCACTCAGTATCTCTTGAGTGTAGTTGTCATCCTTCATATAGTGAGCTAAACATCTAAGCTCTAGGCCGCTTAGGTCAGCACCTACCAGCACCTTACCTTCTGGCACAGTGAACAAGCTACGCATCTCACTACCATACTCCTTACCACTGGCTGTCACCTGCTGTAGGTTAGGCTTACTGCTGGACATGCGATGTGTTACTGTTCCCATCGTATGTACCCTAGAGTGTATGCGTCCTGTCTTGTGGTTGTACTCATCAAGCCAAGACTTCACTTGCCCCTGTCTCTTTTGTAGCATCAAGTATCTCCCGATAAGCTGTGCTTCTGGTATGTCCACGTCCTTGAGTATTGTCTCATCAACCTTGGGCTTACCTGTCTCAGTCAGTTCAGTGGGCTTCCATCCATAATGTTGCAGGTGTCTAGCTATCTGTTGTCTACTACCTAAGTTGAACTCAGGGTATGCCCAGTAACCGTACTCTCCTGCTTCATTAGTGTGACACTTAAGGGCTACTTCCGCAGCGTATGCTTTAGTTCTCGTGTTGTCTTTCTTAAACCTTTGAGCAACCGGTTGTTTGCTACGCCAGACAGGCAAAGGTTTGAACACTGCTTGGACAGTTCGTTCAGCCTCTCCCAAGTCTGCGTTAATCTTTTGTAAGAGCCACCCTGCTCCTTTGAAGTCGAAGAACCACCCTGTTTTTTCTTGCTCACTACAGTACTCCTTTATTTTGTATTCTAATTGCAAAGCATCCTCGCTCAGCTTCTTCTGCTTCAGTAGCTTGTATAAACTAGTAGTTATTTCAACGTCTCTTATACAGTACTGTAACATCTCATCAGTAAACTTAGACCAGTCGTTATAGTCACCCTTAGGGAACTCGAAGTAATCACCCCAAGCCCTGAGAGAATGGCCACCATCACGTGCTGGCTTGTCAAGCTGGCTCATTACTAAGGTGTCCTCGACAGTAACACCATCAAAGTTAACACCTAATAGCTTCTTCAGCACCGGCACGTCATAGCCAATACCGTTGTGAAAAGCTATAACATCTACCTCAGTAGCAAGCCAAAGCTTAAACAAACCAAGTGTGTCCTTGTAGAAACTAGTAACCTCTTTAGTATCTACATTCTGCACAACAATACACCAGACAACGCTTGGGTCTAGGCCATCAGTTTCTATGTCACAACTAAAAGTTCGCATCTGAATTACCCACTTCTGGGTTGTGTCCTTTCTCCAACCGGCCTGTTAGTATGTTAAAGAACGCCCAGCCACCCTCGCCTGTCTGACCAGTACGTCTAAGCTTAGGTACTCGTATTCTAGTTGCATTCCTTGTGTACTCATCCTCGCTTAGCTTGTCCCGACTAAATAGGATGTTAGTATGGCACGCTTGTGGTATTGCTCCACTACCTTTCACGTCATACTCGCTGATTTTATGTGGATGACTACCATCATCAGGCTTCCTTGTGTGTGTACTCAGTATGACTGTGGCCTTGGTCTCTTTACATAACTTAATAAACCTGTCCATCACCTCTTCCACGTTCTCATTGCTCAAGTTCTTAATGGCTGTATGTAAAGGGTCTACTAGTATTACTGAACAACCCAGCCCCTTAACAAAGTACCTTATCTTAGCAAACATCTCGTCCAAGTCTATACTACCACCACCATCATTATGTAGCTGAACCTTCTTACCAAAACCAATGTCAATAGCTTCATCCATAATCGTATCTACGTCCAGCTCCTCTGGTTTCAGTAGTTGCAGGTTGTCTCTGGTGTGTACACTTACTACCTTTCTAATTGTCTCGTCAATATTATCCTCCACCATAAAGCAACCAATCCTTTCCTTTGTCTCTGTTGCAAAGTGGTATATCAGTTCATTAAGAATAGTAGTCTTACCTATACTAGTATGTGCAATGATGGACACTAGCTCTCCCCTAGCAACACCACCTCTCATCATCTCGTTCAAGTTACCGAATGATTCTGGTAGTGGTATTAGTTCTGTGTCTTTATACTTAAGAAGTGCTTCTCGCATGTCATCAATAGATGCTACTCCACTTACAGTATATTCTTTAGCATCATTCCACCACTCATCATAGAAGCACTTGCTATCCCCGCTACTTAGGTAGTCACTTGCGTCCTTGTGTTTAGCAAGTGTTAATACCTTACACTTATTCGGGCCTAGTATTGGTGCTACCTTGCTGGCCGCATCCCTTCCCGCTTCGTCATTATCAAAGCACAGTACTACAGTCTCGAAAGAATCAAGCCATTCTATATTAGCTTTTATATTGTCTACACAATTAGCACCGTTGTTGACTGATACAACAGGCCACCTGCTACCAAACATCTCGAAGGCGGCCATAGCGTCCAGCTCTCCCTCGCATACAGTAACGAAAGCTCCACCACTTCTGAACAGGTGTTGTCCAAACAGTAAGTTGTCTTTACTTGTGTCACCCCCACCGAAGAACCTTTTATTGGCTACAAGTCTTGTCTTAATACCAACATGCTCTCCCTTCTTATTGTGGTAAGGGTAGTGGTGTTTAATGATTGTGCCTTGCGCATCCTTCTCCGCTTTAACCTTATACTTCTCCAAGGTTTCAGCTCTTAGTCTGCGGTCTGGTAGGCTATAGTACTCACCTCTATAGTCGTGTATCCAATCACCATCTGGTTTATCTTTTGGTGGTGTGGCATTGATTACTTCTGATGTGTCTAAGTTAATCTTACCGTGTTTCTTGCATCCATAACAGTGTGTCTGTCCATCTGAGTACACTGTTAGGTTGTCTTTTGATGTGTCCCTGCCTACCTTAGCACAGTCTGGACACTGCTCCTTACGGAGTATGTAATTGCTCATGTCTCTTCCCTTTAATGATTAAAAGGGCTACCGAAGTAGCCCAAATGTGGATGTTTAGAACTCTGATGGGTCGTAGTCCGAAGCCCCTTCAGCTTTAGACTCAATCCGGATACGTTCTAGGTAGGTGTAAGCATCATAAGGTGCTTTTCCCTGCTTCACTAGCATCGTAACTGAATCACCGAACAGAGACAGTTGATTAATATCCACCTCCTCCTTGTCCACGTTATAAACCTTGGGTGCACCAAAGTCTACCTTGCGTTTAGCAGTGATTTGCTTAACGCCTTTGTACTCAGACAGTTTCAGACCTGCTTTCTCAGCAACCTTAGCACCTTCCTTATCTAGTGCTACGGTTAGGGAATACTTCTCATCCCCTTTGTAATTGTCTGGTTGAGTAACGTGATTAAATACCACATCACCTGTTAAAGCTAAGTAATCGCTCATAGTTGTAACTCCTATATATTATTAACATTCAGCAACCCTCTTGGGTTACACACCTAGTGGTTAATACCACTAAATTAGTACAGCAGAAAAAGGAAGTTTAATTCATAGTGTCTGACAAACACAATAAAAACTACTGTACTAACTTAGTAATACTATAGCTACCATACTAAGCATTACTCTGTTGCTGTAATACTATTATGTAGTATCTAATAGTAATCATACAACAGAACAAACTTAGTATAGAAGCTAAGAAAGTATCAATATTATAGCATACTTTTGCTAAGTTGTAGAGCTTGAATTGAATGCTTCATCATGCTCTTTCTTGTATTCATCAGTCTGCATATACATTCGTACCCACTTGATGGATGTATCCATACCCTCTTCCGTGAATGGTTCATCTTGTAGTGCTTCCTGCATAGGCTCATACAGTTCTCTTTTTACCTTACCCATCTAGACCTCCTGTGTTGCCACCTAATGTCCTTGTTATGACATCTTCGCGCTCTCTCTCGAGCTTCTTAAGTCTGCTGATGCCCTCTGAAACATCTGCTTCTATGGTTTCTATGGCCCTGTTTATACGAACCAAGTCTGCTGCTAATTGCTGTGTCCATGTACGTGCTTCACTCATTGTTGTTTCCTCTTATTATTTAAATTCATTAAGACTATGTTCCCTGTCGTTCTCGTCTTCTGTCTTGCATCCCTTAGACTGTAGCCACTCATCCCTTTGTTGCTGGCGGTAACGCATTAGGCTACTGGCTTCCTTGAACGACATCCTTACCCCGTTCCTGTCCTTACTTCCCGAGCCGTCTGGACTACCATCCATGTAGGATGGGTCTATAGGTATTCCCATTACAACTGTTGCTGGTTTGTCTACCCAGTCATTACGCGTACCGTACCCACGCCTGCGTTGGTTAGCTTGTAGTGGGCTGTATATAGTCTCAACATCTGAATGCTTAGTCAATCTCAGGTACGCTGTATTAAGCCTACATCCCACCTTGTCAGCTACATCTTGAGCACTTACAATACTACCATCTGACAGTGTGTATGTCTTCTTCTTTCTCATACTATTTACCCCCATTCTTATAGTATTCACTTAGGTGTTCCATCATCCTGTCCATACAACCCTCAATTGTACATTCAGAGGGCGTAGGATTGGATTCTAGGGTACTTCTTTGATTGACCCTATGCCCTGCCTTAATTACCTCTTTAGTAGCCTGTAATCTCTTGTCTAATAATTCCCATTCCGTGTCTTCACTTGACATTATTATTCTCCTCTATAATCTTTAAGTTCTTTTATGAAGTCGCTCTTATGTTTCAGAACATCTCCGTACTCATCAAGCCATTCTTTATTTGGATAAGCTTTGAGAATTAGGTTGGTTATTTCATCAATAGGGTCATCACATTCATACCAAAGCCAGTCAAAGATTGCCTCTAGTTTTATTTCGTTTTCTTCAGTTGACATCACGCCTCCTCCATAATAATATCACCAATGACATCCTCGTAACAATCCCACAATGTTTTGTATAGACTTTCTTTTACGGCATCCACAGCCTCAACAAATCTATCCTCACCTATTTCATCATCAAGGTATCTGCCTGTTTCAATAAGGTCATCGTGTACTTTCTTGTCGAGTACCCTTTCCATGCGACTGCAGAATGTGTAGTACTCCTGCTCTTTTTCTTTCTTCAAGTGTTCTTCTACTATGTTCATTTCTCCCCCTTTTCTAAAAATCCAGACATATTGTTATATGTAAAAGTACCCGCTTCTTGTTTACTATGGTTGATTAAAATATCTTCCAACTCTGCGACTGTTGTAACACCAGCCAAATCTAAGAGCCAATCTAATACCTCACCATCTGAGTAGTTGTCTAGTTCATTTTCCATCTTAATACCTGTCTAGAGTAATTGTTGAAGCACTTAAGTAACTATCTACTTCATCAGATATCTCATCAGATAAATCAAGATTGTCTATCTTAGAATCCACTTCATCAGACACCATGGTTTCTATAAAGTCAGCGAAGCTGTTGCTTAGGATGATACTATCAGCAAACCTTTCCCATATAGAACGCTCGACTGCAAGCTCGTGGTTGTAGTTATCAATCTTAGTGTACAAACTCTTAACCTCATCTCTTAAGCTTGCAATAGTTTCGTTCGCTTTCTCTAGTTGTTCTCTTTCTTCTTCCATCTTACACCTTCCTTTTTATTATTGTTGTAGTTGTACTCTAGTAATTCCCCATTCTTTCATCAGCCTTAGTGCTGTTAGTCTTGAATGGTTCACCATAAAGTTATTTGTGTGGATACTGGCCTTTTTAAGTAGCTTCACAGCATGTATAGCATCGTCAATATCCACGGTTAAAATTCGAGAATTACTTTTCATAATACCTTGGCGCTTTATTCGCCTTTTTTAGTATTAGTTGTGTCACAGCTTCAAACTTAGGCACAACCCCTTCCCAAGAGCCATCCATACAAGGCGCTTCTCTTGAGGCTATGAAATGTTCAACACAGGTTGTTGTACACCCCTCACTTGTGTCTTTATAACTGCCATAGCAATTGTTGCACTTATAGTCTTCTTCAACTTTTAATTCGTCGATAAGCCCGTGTGCCTCTTCTAACGTATTTAACAAGACTCTAATTGTGTGTAATCTATCAAGCGATGGATTATCCTTATGTTCCTTTATAAGGTATTCCCTATCCGCCAATATATACGTTATGTCGTACAATGTGTTTTGTTGTTGCTCAGTCATTTCTTGTTACCCCTTGGCGCGTTGTTCGCCTCTTTTAGTAGGTCATCTGGTGCTAATACAAATACTAGGGACATGAACACCAGTGTCATTCCCATCATAGTCAGTATGAAATATTCCATTACATTTCACCCCATCCAGCACTACGCAACCAAGCATTGTCTGCATCGCTGTTTTCCTGTTGTCTCTGGGCATTCCTGCGTATATGCTCGTCTTCATAACAAGTGTCGCACATCGCACGTTCACCGTATGGGTCTGTCGTACCGCATTCGACCATGTATTCTCTATAACCAAAGTTACCTTTGGGCATCATGTAGCTTATTTTGTTTTCACACATAATAGTTTCCTTTTATTTAAGATTACGCCACGTTTCCCAAGTAATAGACTGCAACATAAGCGGTCTTATTCCCAGAAACTTAGCTGTCCAAATGTAGCAGTCCTCGAAGAACGCATAATGAAGCGGTGTCAGTGCTTGTTCCTCGTCTGTTGCTACTCTACCTAAAGCCACAGCAATAGCGTGTCTATCCACTGTGACTTTTGATTCCTGTGATGGGTGCATTATATTCAAGTAGAAAGATTTTGTCTTTTCCCCTTTAAGAATATACTGTATTCCCTCGTCTGTTACCTTATTCCATATTAACCAGCACCTATCCAGTTGTAATACTTTATCGCACTGCTTAGTAAAGTTAATATACTTACCGCCTTTTAGTACGCTGTTTGTCTGCAAGTAGTATTCAGCTATCTCTTTATTTTTATCCCACGTCTTTAGTGGTGACAGTGCAGAAACAATACCAACAACAACACTAAGCGGTCTATTGTATTTAATACTCAATCCCTTACAAAAAGCATGAGCATCAACATACCAATCGGTGTGCGCGTCTGCCTTATTGTACACTTTAAGAATATTATTCTTTACCCTTGCACGGCTCAGTCTTTTGCCTTTGAATGTTATTACTTTATGCATTTTGTTTATCCCTGTTTGTATAGTAATTATCTGAAAGAAAAATACCTACATCAGTATGCAGGCTTTCATAATCATTTGCCCTTTCTACTTGGCATTGTGTTACTTCTGGCAACTGGTCAAAGCTGTAATAGCTTGTAAAGTCTTTAAGTATGTTCTTTTGTCGTTTTGATAGTTTTCTCATAGCTTTTGTTTATCCCTTTTAATTGTAAATTTATGAGCCTTTTATAGTGTTGCTTAGCACTCGGAGAATTCTTGTAACAGTGTTACGCTTTTCTTTATCCCTGCACGCGTAATACTTGATTCATACTAACATTATCCGCTTTTTTATCTGCATTGTCAAACCTGTGAGAATACAAGAACAGCAGGCGCTAAAAAGCCCCAATTAAGGGGCTTAATAAGCTTATTTAGGCGCTATTATTGAGTTATGAAGCCTTGGCCAGCTTAGCAGTCAAAAGCGCTTCAATACGGGCAAATTCAGCGCGCAATGTGTCAAGCGTGTTGTATGTGCAAAGCATGTATTCTTCGGCCTGCTTCTGCTGGCGGTCGCGTGCCTTTTCAGCTAAGTCAACGATTTTTTGCTCGGCCTGCTCTTTAGTAGGCGGAACGACTGGCACTATCTCTTTTTTAGCGCCTTTGCGACTGGATTTAATAACTACCATTTGCTTTACTTTGCCTTTATTGAAAAGCTCAGCAGTAAGGCGATTAATTAGAGCACGGTAACTTTCGCTTCTGCCAGCTAAGTGTAAAAAGTAAGCGGCCTGTTCAAGTTGTTGCTTGCCCGCTAAGCCATCCACCATATAACCGCGTATGCGGTCACTGAGTGTGCTCTCGGTTGCCTTTGCCTTGTCATCAGCATTTAGCCAGCTATTAAGCTCTTTTTTGAAATCAGCGTCAAGCGGTGGCAAGTCAGCGTTGTATATTGTTTTTGCGTTGTTTGTGTTTTTCTTGTTTGTCATGGTATTTCCTTTTATGATTGCCTAGCGTTTTATAAAATAGGCACGCAGGGCGCAAGCCATAAAAGAATTTTAACACGGCATACGGCCACACGTCAAGCGCATAACGGACTATTTGCACACAATAAACTTGTAACAGTGTTACGCTTTTTCAACGCCACGCTTAAAACTTCGCGCTGTATCGTTATTAGTGAGGGATATATAAATTCACACGCACACGCCACGAATAAAAAACAAAATTGCCTTGGTGTATTAGCAAATGCTAATGTATAAATGCCACGCATTCCCGCCACGCATTCCCGCCAAAATGAATAACCAAGCGTGGCAGTCGGGTATTATTAATCACACACACGGAGTGGGGGTATTCGAAGAAAACGCGCGGGTACGCACCCCAAACGCGCGGGGCTAAAAACGGGGAAACCCACCTCTATGTAAAATTATTTTTTTTACATTTCCAGCCTGCTGTTGCTGTACCAGATGGCATCCGCTCACGAAATAGCCACGTGTAAAATAGGCCCACATACATTCCCAGAATCGGGCACAATAATATAACCCTGTATTCCAACCTATTTATTTAGAAATATGGTATAATATTGTTTATCTAAACTGATAAAGTTAAGACACAAACCTAGCATAGAAGCTAAGCAAACAAAGTGTGAAGCTTTCAGTATATATAATACATAATAGTATATAGAACAGCATCAACATACTTAGTATGGACGCTAGGTATGTATATAAACAATATTCAAACTATGTCTAGTTTATAGTATTTAATAGTATTTAATTTTATAGTGTATAATAATAGTGTATGGCTAAGAAAGGATTTGCAGAGGTAAACTCTAAAGAGGATGCTAAGCTGCTAGAGAAAGAACTGATTGAAGAAGCTAAGTTTGCTGTGGCATCTGCTACAGGCATTGTACCTAGTGACGCTGTAATTAAGATTGAGCGTAAAATAGGCAGACCAACTATAGACAACGCAGGTGAAACTAGAGTTGCTGGAGGTAAGAAGTCTAGGAACAAGAGAGGTTCTAAGTATAAGCCTACAGATGATGACTATAGTAAGGTAGAGGAAATGGTAACTATTGGGCTTGACCAGCACACAATAGCAAAGGTAATGGGTATTAGTAATGCTACCCTTACAAAGTACTTTCAGCATAACCTTACAATTGGTAAAGAAAAGAGGTCAGCCAGAGTAGCAGGAGTAGCCTATGAAATGGCAGTATCCGGAGACAGTCCAAGTATGACAGCATTCTGGCTTAAGACCCAATGTGGTTGGAACACTAAACAACACGTTGTGGTTGAAGACAGGAACTTTGACATACAATGGGCTAATGATGCTACTGATATAGCTGACGCTAACGGAAGGGAAGAGAAAGACAAGCTACACTAGAAAGACGTATTAAAGGGAAAGAAGTGTATGGAAGAGGGGAGACGCAGTATAGTAATACCCTATACACCTAGGGAATTACAGAAACATTTACATACAAACTTGGCTAGATTCAATGTTGTTGTATGTCACAGGCGGTTTGGTAAGACTGTATTTGCTATTAATGAGCTTATTAAGAGCAGTGTAGAAGACATCCAGTCTGGTAAGAGAGCGCCTAGGTATGCTTACTTAGCGCCTTTATTCAAGCAAGCTAAGACCGTTGCTTGGGATGAGTTAAAGAGATTATGTGGCAGCTTTCCTGATGTTAAGTTTAACGAGGCAGAGCTAAGAGCTGACTTCCTAGGTGCTAGGATACAGTTATATGGTGCAGATAATCCAGACACCCTTAGGGGAATTTATTTGGATGGTGTCATCTTAGACGAGTATGCCCAGATGAACCCTAAGATGTACAGTGAGGTAATAAGACCTGCACTGTCAGACAGAAAGGGGTACGCAATATTTATTGGTACACCCAAAGGTAAGAACGAATTTTATGATTTATATCACACTGCGCCCGATAAGAAGGGATGGGCAAGGTTCTTGTTCAAAGCAAGTGAAACAGGAATATTAGACGATGAAGAGCTTGAACTTGCGCAACAGGATATGGCAGAAACTGAGTACGAACAAGAGTATGAGTGTTCTTGGTCTGCTGCTCTTAGAGGGGCTTATTATGCTAAAGAGATTGAGGCTGCTTACGAGGGCGAAAGGGTTGGTAAAGTACCTTATGACCCTAGTAAACAGGTTGTTACATCGTGGGACTTGGGAGTAGCAGACGCTACTGCTATTTGGTTTGCACAGTTTGACGGCAAAGCAATTAACATAATAGATTATTATGAAAGTTCAGGAGAAGGTTTACCACATTATATCGATGTCCTCAACGCAAAAGGTTATCGCTACGGTGCTCATATTGCACCACACGATATTGTCGTTAGGGAGTTTTCTACCGGTAAGTCACGCAAGGACCTTGCTTTTAGTTTAGGTATAGACTTTCAAGTAGCACCTAAACTACGTGTTATGGATGGTATTGAGACTACTAGAACTACGTTAAACAAGTGTTGGTTTGATGAAGAAAAGACAACAAAAGGTCTAGAAGCTTTACTCCAATACCGTAGTAGTTACAATGACAAGAAAAAGATTTGGTCGCAGAAGCCAGTACACGACTGGACTTCTCATGCCTCAGATGCCTTCCGTTACTTGTGTGTAACAGATGTAGTATTCACAGGCGCAGACAGTGTATGGGGACGGGAACTCCCAAAGCAGAATTTAGATTGGATAGTATAAGGAGAGGATATGAGTATTAACCCACATTGGTTGACTAGAAAGATTGAAGAGATGGCTAAGGATATTAAGGATATTAAGGACATAATGAAATTGGTCCAGAATCAGCCCCAAGCCAAGGACACAACCAAATACCCTATTAATAAAGGTAAATAATTTATGGCAAAGATGACAAAGAGAGAACTGGCTGCACACCTAGAAGGGGAAATTACCTCTGCTCTAGGACACAGTGAAGGCAAGCTCTCACAACAAAGAGCCGACGCTCTTGACAGGTACTATGGTAAAGAATATGGTAACGAACAAGAAGGTCGCTCTAAGATTGTCACTAGAGATGTAGCTGATGTAATAGAATGGATTATGCCAAGCCTGATGAAGATATTCACAGGTGGTGATAAGGTAGTGAAGTTTGAGCCACAAGGCCCAGAGGACATGGAATCCGCAGAACAAGCTACAGATTACACAAATTATGTAATGATGCGCCAGAACCCGGGATTCAGTATTATATATAACTGGTTCAAGGATGCACTACTACAGAAGAATGGTATTGTAAAGCAGTACTGGGATGATACTACTGAAGTACTTAGAGAGGAATACAAAAACCTTACTGAGGAAGAGTTCTTTGCTCTTCTAGCTGATGACAATGTAGAAGTAAAAGAACATACAGTAAATAGTGGTGAAGAGGGAGATGTATTATCACTAGTACCACAACAAGTATTACATGATGTGGTTGTAAACAGAACATACGAGGACGGTCAAGTAAGAATTGAGAACGTGCCTCCTGAAGAATTCTTAATTAATAAATATGCAAAAACAATTGAAGATGCTAGGTTTGTTGCGCACAGGGTCAAGCGTACTAAGTCTGAGCTACTACAACAAGGCCATTCTAAAGCCAAGATTGAGCGTGCCTTTGGTGCACACGAGGCTGATTTCACGTCAGAAAGACTAGCGCGTTTCAGTCACGAGCAGAACACAACACCTGAAGATGTTGATGATGGTGTTTGGGTTACAGAATGCTATGTGCGTGTAGACTTTGATAATGATGGTATTGACGAGTTAAGAAAAATAACGAAGGTTGGAAATGAACTGTTGGATAATGAGGCCGTGGATAGTGTTCCCTTCTCCTCCCTTACACCTATCCCAATGCCTCATAAGTTCTATGGTCTGAGTGTCTATGACATCATCTCTGACCTTCAACTAATTAAGACTACTTTAATGCGTAACTTGTTAGATAATATGTACCTAACAAACAACGGGCGTTATGAAGTAGTAGAGGGACAAGCAAACTTAGATGACCTGATGACAGCTAGGCCGGGTGGTATTGTAAGAGTGCGCTCACAAGGCGCTGTTAGTCCTTTAAATACTCCACAGTTAGATGCTAATTCGTTCAACATGCTAGGTTACTTGGACAGTATCCGTGAGGAACGAACAGGCGTTAGTAAGAATAGCATGGGACTGAGTGAAGGCGGCCTTAAGTCACATCAAACAGCAACAGGTGTTGGACAAGTTATGTCTGCTGCCCAGCAAAAGATTGAACTCATTGCTCGTGTGTTTGCTGAGACAGGTGTGAAAGACTTGGCTAAGTCTGTTTACCAGCTAGTACAGAAATATGAGAAGCCTGAGAAGATTGTACGTCTAAACAATAAGTGGGTTACACTGTACCCTGCAGATTGGAGAGAGAAAGCTGATTGTACTGCACAAGTAGGCCTTGGTTTTGGTAATAAGGACATGAACCTTATGCACCTAGGAAGGTTAGCGCAGACAATGCAAATGGTTGCACAACACCCAGTAAGTGGTATGCTTATCAAACCTAAGAATATTTATAACTTAGTAGCTGAGCAAGTAAGAGCAATGGGAATGAAGAATGTAGATGACTTTATTACAGACCCGGGTGATGCTCCTATGCCACAACAACAAGGTCCTAGTCCAGAAGACCAAGCTAAACAAGCAGAGATGCAGCTTAAAGCAGAAGAGCTTAAACTTAAGTTGCAAAAGATGCAGCAAGAGGCTGCTTTGAGACAACAAGAGATGCAGCTAGAGTCGCAGCTTAAGCAACAAGAACTAAGCCTTAAGGCTGAAGAGTCTAGGGTAGAGATGCAGATTAAAGCACAAGAGCTTGAGATTAAGAAGGCTGACTTGGCGCTTAAGCAACAAGAATTAATTTTAGAAAGAGAACAAGAGAGGCCGGTTAAAATCGGTAACGGTTAAGGAGAGGTATGGGGAGCAAGAGGGAAGACCTAAAGAGAGGACAACAGGCTAAAGATTTATTAAACAACCCGCTTTACACAGAAGCTTTTATAAATGTGCGTAAAGAATTGGTTAATAGGTTACTGAATACAGAGTATGAAGAAGCCAATGAAAGAGATGGTTATTACATGGCCATCAAAGCTGTAGAACTAATTGAACAATATGTTGAGTCAGTTCTAACAA